GTCAGGTATCCGTACCTCCCCCTACCGCATCAGCTTTCGCGGATGAGGTAGTCGCTCCACCAATACAGGTGGACCGGTGGGGCCTCGGCTGGAGGGAACCAGCCGACTCGCTTCCGGACGTATCCCGTTAAGGACGTGTCCGTGTCCCGAGCTCGCACTATCCGCTTCTTAAAAGGATCTCTCCTTTTATGAATTTCTGCTTTCCAGGCATCAAGATGCCAAAGAAAGTAGGAGCCGGAGTAGGGTACTTCCCTTAAAGTGTTACGCGATGCGTAAACTTTGTAGGAAAGTCTCCCTTTCCGGTGACGGATAAGTTTCTTTTGGTAAGCATCGCTGACATCTATCCAGATGCCAGAAGTGCTGATATTGTTAAAGGGAACATACGGAAGAGAGGAATCTCTCACGATTTCTCGCAAGAGCTTCCATAGGTTCCCCCCAGGATAGGCGATACGTGCCAAATTATTTACATTATGACATAAGGTCGCTTTATTGCGGCCCCACGTCCTTATGTAAAAGGCAGTAACGTTTTCTCCTAGGAACCAGTGTTCTCCGCAACTTTCCCGATAAGGGCCAGTTGTGAAGGACTTTTCCTGGTTTATAACAAACCCGAAGAAACGAAGCACGCGTATCAGTTGGGGTACGAGTTCACTCTCTATGATGATATCATCACCGTAGACTGAGAACTCCTTACTTCCAACTGCTTTGCATGCAGCTGCGAAAATCAAGGTCTCAACCGTGAATGTAGTTCCGTTCCCCATTGAGGAGAACTTAGCATACATTCCTTCTCCAGTAGAACCGGAGAAGTTGGCACTTCTGATAGCGAAGAGGTATCGACACCATGCTAGTGGAAACAACCACCAGACGGCGTTGACACATACGGTATCTGAAGCCATGGAAAGGTCAATTGTGGCAATTGTGCCATTAATTGAACCCTTCCTAGCGAGGGCTTGATTCTTACCCTGGTCTCTTAGATCGATCCCTAGAAACCTCAGGAGTCGATCTTTCACATAGGAGTCAAATGCTAGCTGCAAGGGAATGTTCCCTTCAGGTTCGCAAGCGATTGTCCTATGAGTTTTCCAGGATTTCGGGACTAGCTCAATCCTGTTACACATCTGAGGTACGACCTTCAGGAATTTATAGCCAAAGTACTTAGCTATAGCTTCCAAATAAGGGCGAGCCCCAGGCGCCGCTTCTATCTTTCCTCGGATTTTCATCCAGGGACGTGATAGTTTGCGGGAACGAGATTGAGTTGCTCCGTCTGTAACTCTTATTCTTTGAGGTAATTCCTCAAGGAATGGTCCGAAAGACCCTAACGTACGATGGATCACTTCGCCCATTTTGGATATTATCAAGTTAAGATCGGGATCTATTCGATCGCGCTTAACGTAGTAATAGTCCAAACGACGATTTGCGATTCGACAGAGCTTCTCGCCTTTAGCAAAGGCTTGTTGCGCTGCCTCTTCGCATTTAGAATCGTCTGCGAAGTCACGGTTCTTTTTAAAGAACGATTCCACCTGACGTAAGTGTCTGAAGGCTTTGACCCCATGCAAGTGCGGGTCGAAGAGTTCAGAGCTAGAACTGAGTTTTGCAACATCGCGCGCTCTTAGGTAACCTAAGAGGGTTTGATGTAGCGAGCCCAGCTCATTACGGTAGTCCGACAAGTAGTGTCGGCACACGTCGTACACTGCTTGTTTGGGTTCCATATGGAATCCCTCCGCGTCAACTCAGAAACATCTACGATGATTCCGAGTACCCATATCACTAAAATGGCACCAATGATCAGGATTGTTGAGCCTAAGATCACACTACCTACTATCCGAAAATAACGAATATTAAGTAGGCGATCATAAAGGCGACGATCTCGATTATTATGTGCCATAGATGTGCCCACCAGGCTGGGTCAAGATACATGACCCCTTCCTCATGCGAGGAATTCCTGGGTGTTCACCGTATTGGTGAACTCGTCTCCAGCGACAATGTCGCGAAAGACGGCGAGCGCATCCGTGATATCGGTTTCCGATGCCCCGATGTCGATGGGGTACCGGACCGTCGCGGTGTAAACTACCTTGCTCTGGAGCAGATCGCCGTTGTCATCATCACAAGCGTATACTACGCTTATGATAGTTTCAGCGACTTTCTGGTTCCCAGACGGGACACGTCGTTTCTGGACCACAAGGCGAGCTTTGCTCGCAGTGTGGCTCGTCAACGAGTACGTCCGGGAGTCCCCCGAAGTGGAGAACTCCGTGAGGGCAGTAGACATTGCTGCCATTCTTATCTCCTTGTTAAAGCTTGAACGATGAGTGCAAGAAGATCTGTGATCTTACTAGCATTCAGGTTCAGCTTGATTTGCGGGATAGACGAAACGGAGGTGGGCATGCGCTTCAACAAGACACAATTGTACTCTCCGGCCAAGTAGAGTTTATTAATCTCTAACTGACCGACATATGCTGGACACACAGAATAACTGTGCGACCACCATGTGATATCGAGTTCAACTCGAATACCAGAGGACGCATCGTAGTCTTGAGAAAGCCATACTGCACAAAGAGCGGACAGTGTCTTACCAATGCTTATGAACCAGTCGATTACAAATGAGAACCTTATCAGTTCCCATGCAGTAGTCAACGGGTTAAAGGCAAAGTCAGGCACTTCGACGTCAGCTATAAAACGGCCAAGACCACTTATTTTGGCAATCTCACGTTGAGTTACCGAATAAGTGATATAGCCGCAGTCTTGAGTCCAGTCATCTTCTTTAACAAACCTCGCGGTTTGCGAAGAATGTGACTTTTCTCGAGACTCTTCGGCATCTTTGAGACGAACTAACGCCTCAGCGATGCCTTCGATGTCATAGATGAGTGTACGCCACCCGTACCTCCCTTCGAGCCAAATGCTCCAAGGTGTACCAGGTGGTTTCGCTCGTATGACTTTAAGGAGCTTGAAACCAAGATCCTTAAACATAGCTATCGTCTTACGAAGTTCCAGAACAAACGTAAGTGTATCGTGAGATCGGTCGTAGACATTGGCAGCAGCCTTTTGGACCAAATAGTCCAGGTTGATACCACTCTCTACAAACCAAGCCTCACAAGCACTAATGGACGATGAACGGTCGCCATAACCCCAATTGGTTATGACATCCCGAAACTGTCCAGGAATGCTATATACATCATACGTTCCGGGGATAACCCTACCCGACTCGGTGAATTTTGTCCACCTTGTCGAAGGTATTAACTCCCCAGCCTTAATACGACGATGGAAGTTTGGGGTATTCTCCCCAGACCAGAACTCATACTCGCACCCGGCCCACATTTCTTGTGAGTCGAGTACAGTTGAGCCCCCAGCGTCGTAATAACGAGTTGTGACTTGAGTCATACTCTCGTCACCACCCGTAGATCTGGACTCCGTAGCCATTCTAAGTGCTCCACATCCATTAAAGGCGATCCGCACACGCCGATCGTCAGGGACCACTTCGGATGCCAACCGATAAAGGAAGGCACTGACCCCCCAGGATGGGGG